GGGCATGGACAGGATAAAGCGTTCGTTAGCTAAATCTTATCTATGCGACTGGCTGGAAGGAGAATCCTCCCCTGAGGCCACCGCCGACAGTGCCGAGAGGCACCGCTTGGCGGTGGTAAAGATCCTCAGGTTCTCTGGGAAGGATGAGCAGAGTTCAATAGCTGCTCACAACGTGGCTCATTTTGCACGTTGCCTTTTCAGGGTGTTCCATATGAACGTGTTTCAGTCACAGAGGGAACCCCTCGAGTGGTTGAAGCGATGGACGGAGTGGGAGAGGGAAAGTCTTTTAACCTCTACACTCAAGTGGTGGTGTGCGGCGGCTTTCGCTTTTGCGTCGGGCCAAGAGATGCCCAAGCCCCCGCCCCACCTCTCGTCAACGGAGGTCCGGGACCCGATGTGCCGGAAGGTATTCCCCGGCAGGGTCGGTGAATTCCTTAGGTCAACCCTGAAGACTCTCAAGAAGACTCTTCAGAAGAACCCTCGGAATATTACCGCATTGGGTAGAGCTCAGACTCTCCGTTTTCTTACAAAGGGCACGCATCGGGTTTCCGATGCCGAAATTGCAGATGCCCTTAGGAAGCATCGCCACGGTTTATGTGAAGTCGACGGTATCAGACCAAAGAGCCCAGAGGACCGCGTCCGTCTTCAAGCTCTAAAATGGGAGGTCCGTCGAACCGTCTATGAGATCTTTTCTGGTCGGAAATTCCGACATCGTGATAAGGTTTCGTTCCCCTCCCGAAAGGGACACTTCTCGATGAGTGGATTGAAGGGTGGAGCAGCAACAAAAATACTAAGCTCCTGGCGATCATGCCAAGGCCCATTGGAGACTGAAAAGTCCTATGAGGCCTGCCCCGCCACTGTTAGACCCGTTTATAATGTCTCGGAGAGTGCTCAGGAACGGTTTGCTCTATCCGTTTCTAGGCACTTGGCTCACGAGCTACGGGGTATCAAGAAGTATTTGCCCGATGGATCCGTCGAGTACGTTCGGCCCATGGCTGCCAAGCCCATTGCTGTCACCGAGCCTTGCAAGGTGCGCGTGGTTACTTGTGGTCCAGAGTACTGTTATTGGTGGTTGAAAGACCTCCAAAAGTTTCTCTGGTCGGTTTTAAAGGATTTGCCTCAAACCCGGCTAATTGGTGAGCCTATAAGTGAAGCGTACTTGAATGAGATGTTCCGGGACTGTCCCGAAGGGACATGGTACACTTCGGTTGACTACAGGGCGAGCACTGATATGCTCCGTGCCTGTCTTTCCCGTACAGGCGCTCGCGCTTTGGCGGAGTGCCTATCACTCAATCCACTTGATGCTGAAGTTCTTGAAAAAGCACTTGTGGGTCACACCCTCAGTTATAC